AGAGACCATACTTTCTTTTGAGATATTCTCTTCTTTTGTTGATTTCTTCATATTTATACATATCATTTTCTACGTTAGAAACTATAGCTCGTATTGTACTATAGTTTATATTATGTTTTGATTCTAAGTACTTTAACTTATCACCCTTTTTAGCAAAAATATTATATATTTTTTTATAATCTTTTATAATTTCTAGCTTTTTATTTATAGTTATAAAAGATTTAATTTTACCTTCTTGAGCTCTAGTCAGAGCTATATTAAATTTATCTAGTTTATTAGCATTAAAATCTTCTAGATATAGCCAGATATAATTAAATGCAGTAAAAATTCTTCTTTCGTTATAATTTGAACATTGAACAATAGATGTTTTTGGAATACTTAATTCTTCAGATGCTTCTATTACAGTATTCCATTGTTTAATTAAAGTTCCTTCTAATGAATATTGTAATACAGCTTTGGATTTACTTAAACTGATTTTTCTTTTAGAATCATCAGAAAGTTTAAATCCATTTTTCTTTAATGTGGCTAATCTTTTATCTATACTTTCTTGGGTTTTCTTTTTTCCAGTTTGAAATTCTCTTCTAAGTTGTCTAGAATGTTCTGACACAATAACATTTGTAGTACCTTCTCCCCCATCAGTCATATTAGTTAATATTCCTGTTTTTAAATCTATTCTTCCATAAAGTTTAACAAACTCTATTTCTTTTTTCTTAATAAAATCATAATCGTTTGATTCAAAAAGAATCTCAACTATATAACTAGTTTTATTAGTTATTTTTACCCAAATATTATTTTTTTTACGTTTAATGTTAGCTCTAGTATATGTACCATATTTTATATCAGCATTAGTTTTAGTACCGATGCCAATATAAAATGGTTCATTTTTATCAACTCTAATGTGTCTATATAAATAATATTTCTTATTCATATGACAAAGGTAAGAAGTATAATATTATTTTCCAAATATTTCTTTGACTTTTTTTATTTTTTCTTTCATAAAATCACTTAATTTACAGTTAGTTTTATCGCCATGGCAATCTAAACATAATATGCATATGTTTTCTTCTTCATACTTAAGATCTGGGTATTTAGATTTTTCTAAAATATGATCAAACATATATGAGAATGGTTCATTTCCTAAATATGTATCGCAATTCTCACACCTATGAGGTTTTTTACTCCATATATCTAAAAAGAACTCTCTCATTTCATTTACATTTTTTTGAAATGTAGGAACATTTGGGCCTTTATCTCTTATTTGTTGGAAAACCCCTTTACTCATTGGTTTTTTGGGAGTATGATTTTTACACATACCCCCAGACCAACTAGGATTATTACATCCTTCAATTTTACATAGTTTAACTTGACTTCTCATCCTCTAAGATAGAACGTTCTAAATCAAGATTTCTATTAACAGCAGCTTCATTGGTAAACTTTTCAGGATAACGAGCTTCTAGTTTTTTAATATTAGTTTCCATAATATTTTCCATATCCCAACCATGTAAGTTACAAAGATTAGCAATGTACCATAATACATCCCCTATCTCTTCTTTAACATTAACAAAATCCAAAGGTTTATTATATGCAATATATTTTTTATATACATCTGCTATTTCAGCAACCTCTGTTTGCATACCAAGAATCATATGAATATCATCATCTAAAGATGTTGGTAAACTAGCTAATGTTCTTGCTGCTTTTAATTGATACTCTTTTGTATTCATATTTCATTTAAAATTTCTGGTTCAACAACTTCTATATTTTCAACAGGCCCATATTTAAGATGAGCAATTACTTTTTCTTGTATTTCTGAATAAAGTTCAGGGTTATCTGCAAATATTTCTCGTACTCCATCAAATCCTTGTCCCAATTTTGTTTCACCATAGCTAAACCAAGAACCTGATTTTTTGATGATTTCTAAATCAACAGCCATAGTTAACATTTCTTCAAAAGTATCTATACCTACTCCATAAACTATGTTAAATGTACAATTTCTAAATGGTGAACCCATTTTATTTTTAATTGTTTTAAACTTAGTTTTATTAGCAACACTTTCTTCTCCTTCTTTTAGAATAGATTTTGATACTTCTATTCTACAGTCACTATAGAATTTTAAAGCGTGTCCTCCTTGTGTAGTAGTAGGATTACCAAACATAACTCCTATTTTTTCTCTGAATTGAGAAATAACAATTACACATACATTATGAGTTGATAGGGCTCCTTTTAACTTAGGATATGCATTACTATTCAAAATAGCTTTTTTACCTATAGCACTATCTCCTATTTCACCATCTAATACTTTTTTAGGTATTAGAGAACTGTCACTATCAATAATAATTAAATCTACTTCTCCAGAATTTATAAGTTCCATCGCAATATTAAAACCTTCTTCACCACATAAGGGTTGAGCTAATAATAATTTATCAGTATCTACTCCAAGTGCTTGAAAATAGTTTCTATCTACAGCATGTTCACCATCAATATAAGCGGCTTTACCACCAAGTTTTTGACATTCTGCAACTGCATGTCCACAAACAGTTGATTTACCAGAACCTTCCCAACCCATAACTTCGTAAAGTTTACCTTTAACCCAACCACCACATCCAAGAACTGTATAATCTATTCCTAAACTACCTGATGGTATTAAATCGTAGTTTGCTTTGATTTTACTATCTAAACCAAGTATAGTACCTATACCATACTGTTTATTTAGTTTATCTAAAACACCATCTAATTTACTTACTACTTTTTTTTCTTCATTTTTTTTAGCCATTTCTACTTATTTAAATTGATTAATTTATTCATTTTAGACTCTATAGTCAAGTATCTATGAGAGAATAACTCTTCTACCAAACTTTTTTTTACACAAAATATCTCTGCAATCTCTAAATCATTTAAAGAAGGATACCTGTTTTTAAAATCTACCATTAAAAGTTTTTCTTTGATAGTTAACCATTTTTTGCTTGGATTAAAAGTTTCTATAGGAGTATCATCAATAATTGGATTAGGGTTGGGCTTCAGTTTCATTTTGAGAAGAATTTAATCTTTGTTCAAGAAATTCAATAGCTATTTCAACAGCTATTCTATCCGCCTCTAATCTATTATCAACAATACTTCCATAAGAATCATTATTTATATAAGCTCTAAATCTAGTTGTATCTACATCTATTACAGGGACAATGCTTATATAAAGTTTATTCTCATCAAACACTTTAAAATATAAAGAAGGAGATACTTCCATCATTGTTTGGAGATTTTCTACTAAAACTCCTTTTAATAATAAGCTTTCTTTAAAGTCTTCTGGGACATTATTATCTTCCTTAACAGAAAGATTTAAATCTCTTAAAAAGCTACTCATTATTACCTCTAATGCTTTTGGGTAATCATTTAGTTTTTTCATATTCTTTAATTTTTTTAATATTTAAGGTTTCCTTTTCTATATCAAATCCTTCCCAAAGTTCCATATCCTCTGTAAATACAAGTCCAAGCTTAGTTTCCCAATATTCAACAAGATCCTCAGAACGAGTAAATATTCTATTCTGTAAAGATAATTGTTCTGTCTTATAAGAGTTAACTACTATTTTTACTTTTTCAGGAAATAAATCTTTAAAATACTTAGAAGTTTTTGAATACTTTCCTTTTCTAACTAAATCAAAATCTTTTTTAAAATCTTCATTTAATTTATATACAGCAACAAGATATTCATTATCATAATCATAATCTTCTACAATGTTATCATTGTCTGTATATTGTCCACTCACAAAATCTCTAAAAATATCTATATCATCAGGTTTAAATAAAACATAAATACAATTCTCATAAGGATGTTCTTTTCCATCATCATGAGAATATGCATTTATGAAACCATTTTTTGTTAAAATATCTTTAGATAAACCAATAGTTGGTAACATAAAAATACTCGAAATAGTTTTTTTCATATTACTCTAACTTGCAAATTCCATCAGAGTCATAATTACTCTTACTAATACCCCAAATATTACTTTCTTGGGCCCATGCTAATTCTTCAATAAGAAGTTTTACTCCAGGATAAGTTCTATCCTTAAATGTAAACCCATACATTGCATCAGAAATCTGTTTTTGCTCCATTTTAAAGATCAAAGGATTATAGTAATTACTGGAATCACATACAATAAATTGAGTATAATTAACTTTATATCCAAAATAAGGACTTTGTGGATTTTCAATCATACTTACAAGTGCTTGGGTATATAAAAATCCTTGTATATAGGCTCTTCTGTAAAGATAATATTCTTCAAAGAAATTCTCAACATTCCAAGTACATTTTAAGTCATATGGTGTGATTTCTTTTGATTCATTGTCTACAACAACTTTATCTATCATAGACTTAAACCTATGACCACATACAACATAATTCTCAATTTGAAATTGATTCATTACGGTGTATCTTTTATCTGATTCTAGATTAATTATTTTTTGTGTAACAAAATTAGTCTTAAGACTATCAACAATTCTTTCTGCAAAAGTTACATCATTTAAAGTAACAATAGTAAGCTTTCTAGCATCTACTTCAAGTAATTCATTAAAATAAGTTACAGCTTCTGTTTCTGAAAACTTTTTAATGACAGTATCAAATGGTAGTTTAAACCCTGATGCTTTATGAGCATCTAAAGCTATATCCTCAAAAGGTCTAGTAGATTCTCCTGCTTCATTCTTAGCCTCTATACTAAGTACAAATAAAGCATTAACAAAATCTAACATAAGTCCTGTTGGAATTTTTGTATTATTAGAAAGATAAAATTTATTTTCAAACTCTTCGGGCTCTAACAATAGTGTTTCCACTATCTTACCCATATTAACAGCTTGATTCTCTTTCTCTCTAATTGTTTCACCTAAAATGTATTTTTTAAAATACTTTTTTCTATCCATTGAAAAGTCTTTCAACGAACTTGAACTATCCAAGGTAATTTCTCGATAGTTTGCCTCTGTTTTTTTATCTCCTTGTATCATATAATTTATTTAAAAGGTTCCCACATATAAGAATAAAGTGTATAAGCATCTGTACCTCTTTTACTTAAAAAAGGTTTTGAAACTCCCACTCTTTTTGTTACTAACTCTTCTGGAGTTAATTTCATTTTTAAGTTGTTAAATTTGATAGTAATAGGTTCTCCTAATGCTACTGCGTTATCAACATCATAATCTTTCAATTCTGCCATTCCTTTAAATAGCTTTAAAACTGTTCTATCCATTTTTATAGTTTTTGATAGTTATCTATATCCCAAGTAATTTAATTATCTTTCTAAATGTATTAATGTCTTTACATTCTCCAGAAAATTTATTTGCTCTATATTCAATATTTGGTTCAGTAAACATTATTTTTCCAGGTATAGTTATAAATAAATAATTAGTATCATAGTTATAAATAACTTCTACATCAACATCTATAGGATGTTTAAATGTTTGTATAGGATAATTATTATTTATTTTATACCATCCTTCAGCTTCTATTTGTTCTTTAGTAAGATAAGGAACTCTTACTGGTTGATAACCATCATCCATACCAATTAAAATATCTTCAAGCTGAGAAGTATAAGCTCCCTCATCATCTTTAAGTTTGATTTTTATAGGAATCCAGGTTTCTTCACCGTTATTAAACGACTCGAAACCATAGTTATCCTGATATTCACACTCATAACCTACATGAATATCTTCTATATTTGGTGTAAAAAATTTTTCTTTCATATTATACCTTCTTTAATTAGTAATACTCTTACACTCTCAATTAAATCTTCAATAGTACCATTGTTATCAATAGTATAATCAAATTCAGCTTGGTTTTAGACCTTGAGAATTACCTATATCAATAATTCTATCATTAATTTGTTGAATAATCCATTCTCCAGAAACAGCATCATCTAATACATCAAATGCTTCTTCTTCTGTACATTGAAACTTATCTTGAACATCTTGAATATGCCAAGTATTTCTAATATAAAATCCTTGAAATTCTAGATAGTCTAGAGCTTCAGTTATTTTATCTTTACCATTTTCTTTATCCCAATCTTCTACATTAGGATCTTCTTCATTGTTATATATTGCCATTACTTAATTTTACCTTTAAAGAATTTTGCTAGTATATTACCATTCCAAGTATCATTTCTAAATAGAACTTCTTCTTGAACTAATATTACCATTTCCCAGTATGCTAATGATTGTTTATCATCACATATCTTTAATATCCATCTTTGAAAACCATGTGTTCCTCCTCTTTCTTTAATATAAGAAAGTAAAGGTTTACAAGATCCCCAATAGTTTAACCAACCACTATCTTTTTGACTAACAGTAATTCGTTTTCCTTTGTTTTCAGGTAAAAGTTTTGCTTTTTTAGACAACATTCTTTTTTGTCTATGGGTAAATGCTTTTTTACCCCAATATTTTTTACCATTATCATCTATAATTAAATAGATAAACCCATATCCAATGGAAGGAGTTTCCATTAAACAGTCATTTTTAAAATACCAACATTCTTCCATAATATAAAAATAAGGGAATAACTAAATTTAGTTATTCCCTTATTATTTTAATAATTAATTAGGTTAAATCTTTGACTCTGTTGATAATTTCTTTCTTCATATCAGATAAAGATTTTGCTAAACTTTCTATTTGTTCAGTAGAAATTTGAGGTAAATTAAAGGAATGTTTTGTAGTCTCAGCTGTAAAACCTTCTTTAGCTTTTTGTACAAGATCCTCTAATTCATCTATAGCATATTGCTCATCTAATTCTAAAGTATCAAAACTCAAATCATGTAAGATTTTAGTTGCTTCTTGTCTTGGAACAGTCATAATTGGTAAATATTCATAACATCTACCTTTGGCTGAACCAATACCTACTACTTTCATAGGATTAATAAGAATAAGAACAGAAGTATCACCACAACCCACATAATTAATTTGGTCTGAAGTAAAATGTAATCCTGCTTCTGCACAATCTACTGTACTCCAAGAACACTCTTCAGGAGGCATATTAACAACTTGTCCTACACGAATGTCAAATGTTCTAGTATGAGCATCAGTATATCTATTTTCTGCCATATTAGGTAAATTTAAATACAAAGTAGTTAAATTACCAACTATAGTTCCTTTAGAAACTTCTGTTGTAACAGGCTCTAAAATATAATCTCCTTTAGCATTTTGTATAATTCTAAAGTTATCTGGGTTTTTCTTCCAAACAGCTTTAACTTTATTATAGAAATTACTAATAGAATCAACTAACTCTTTGTTTGTTTGATCTAATGTAACTACATTTCTTAAAGCAACAAAGAATCCTTGTTTAGTTATTCTGAAAGAATTTCTTTTTAAGAATCCAAATAATTCATTTGCTACTTCAGCTCTTGGGTTTAAACAACACCACATAAAGAATCTCTTTAAAGCAAGATATTCTATATGTTCATTTAATTTGGAAAAATCATTATTAGTTTTTTCTCCATACTCATAGATTACTTGTATTAATTCTTCTACAAGAATATCTGGTACACTTCTAGGAACTTTTTTAAAATATAAAGAACCTTCTTTCATTTTAAATTCATTAGTTTCTAGTAACAATTCTATACCTTTATTAATGGCTTTTATTTTTTTAACTTCCTTTTCTTGTTCTATTTTTTTTTGAACAATAGCTTTATTATTAAGAATACCAAATAATTCTGCTTCACTTTTACAAGCCATGATTTTGTCATAATCATCTTTTGTTGCTTCAGACTTAGAAAGAATTACACCATTATTCATTACTACAGTAATAACGTTATTTACAAACATTAATTTACTAAATAATGCTTTTGGGGACTCTTTCTTTTCTTCTTCTTCAATAAGGCTATTTAGCCTTTTCATTACGAGTTTTTCTGTTGCTTTTTCAACAGAATACTCTATTTTCTCTTTAAACCAATCTAAACTTAAAAATGTACTCATAATAATTGTTTTTAATTTGTTAATTCTTCTACTACTTGTTTTTCTGTTTCTGGTGTGATCTTAATATAATTTTCAAAATCCAATTTGAATTTATTGTATTTCAAAGCATCTACTAATAATCTCATTAATTTATCTTTTCTTCCTGATAAAGCATAAACAGATAACGTTGTTTCTATACAATCAAATTTTTCTAAAACTTGATTAACTTCCAAAGCATCATTATAAATCTCTTCATCAAAAAGATTATTCTGAACTGCAATTTCTAAAATAGGTTTATAAAAATCATCATTATTATAACAATTAATGTAATGTTCTTGGTGATATTTATTCATTTTAATCATTTTATCACTAATGCCTTTACATAATGGTTGTAATTTATCAGCTTGTAAGAAAGAATAAGTAAATCTATTTTTTATAATGTGTATAAAATAAGATGTTGCTAATCTTTTAAATGGTTTGTTTTTACCTTCCATAAATTTTTCATATGATATTAAGTTATGAATATTCAACTCTTGTATTATTTTTAACTCTCTACTAGATACTGTAATAAGTAATATTTTATGATTAACTATTTTATATAGTTTATCTAGCTTATCATTATCTTCATGAAGAGTATATACAATTAGTTTTTTTATTTTTGGAATATCTTCTAACTTAAAAAGTTTAGGTACAAATTTACAATCTCTTCCTGAAACATATCTCTCTAAATTAACAGCAATCTTAGTACTTATATCTCCTTTAAGTTTTTTCTGCGTTAAATTTACTTTTGTTTTTTTAGTCTTACGATCATCTAACCATTTTTGAGATATAACTAAATTATCAATATCTTCCATATTACTAATAAAACTATCAATAACACTTCTAAATTCAGATATAACTTCTCTCCATTTATTTTTTGGAAACATACTTAAATTTAATAACTCATAGTAGGTATCCATGTTATTACTTTTATGATTTCCTAAAGTAAAAGAACTTGTTTTTTTAATAAAATAGGCATAACTAACATTATTAAGATATTCTTCTCTTAAATATGATTTTTTAAGTCCTGATAATACATTATTAAACAAATAAAATGGTTTTCCTCCTGATATTTCTGACCAAGTAATAGTATCTCTTCTACCACCTTTACCAGCTTCTTTAAAAGAATTACCATAATAATGATACTTAGGAGAATACTCTGTAAATATAGAGCTACGGTATCTATGTAATA